CAAGCAATGTTTTCAGGTTTTATAACTAGCACATTAGACATATCGCAGTTAGATATTAGAGTGACCAAACTTGTTAATAAATTACAAAAACAAATTCCCATGGTTAAAGGTCCTTATAAATTAACTTTATCTGATAGATTGAAAAAGTGTTTCCAGTTACGTCAGGATTTGGTTGGTTTGCAAAAGAAAATTGGTGTTCGGAGGGCCCCATATACAATGTTGATATGGGGTCAATCAGGCATCGGTAAATCTTTTGTAACACAAACCTTGGCACCTTCGTTATTGGGATCTATTGGTTTACCAACAGATCCTTATTTGATTCGTACACCTAATCAGAATGAAGAGTTTGATTCTATGTTAGATAGTAATACATTAGCTGTAGTATTAGATGATATATGTAATGCAAAACCAAGCAAAACGACAAAGAATCCTTTGGATGCTTTGTTACGCTTGGCTAATAATATTACAGTAGCAGCAAATAAACCTGCTTTGGAGGAGAAGGGAAAGGTGTTTTTAACACCTTATTTGCTTATAGCAACTTCAAATCTGAAGGAAGTTGATGCTGTTACATATTCAAATGAACCTATTTCCATTTTGCGTAGATTTGATGTTATAGCGAAGGTTAATTGTGAAAATAGATATATGACTGGTGGTCAGTTGGATATAGAAAAGTGGCCTGAGGAAAATCGTAAGTATGGAAAACCACCTTGTACCTTTACTATTGAGAGAGTGGTAGGTGCTCCTGTTCCTGAACAGGAAGGGGGCGCTCATGTAGCTCAGAAGTATAAGTTTGAGGTGGTTAAATGGTATGATCCTATAGAGGATAAAGAGTTACTTATGAAAGATGTTCCTTGGGAAACTTTTGAAAGATATTCAAAAGAACGTTGTATTGAGAAAACTAAGAAACAAACCGATTATTTGACTTTATTGAAAGTAACATCCAATCCACATTCATGTAAGCATAACGTAACGTTTCCATTGTGTAGTAAGTGTGCGCCTCATAAAGAGGTATTGTGTCGTTTTGTCGCCAAATATATAGTTCCAAAATTGGGACTGCGTGCTGTATTAACCATGAAACCCGGTTCGCGTAAGGCTACCCCCGTTGAGAAGAAACGGGGTCACCGTACGTGGGCTATTGAAAGTGTTTCCTGGGTTCCTAAGAAGAGCGGAATATCAGAACACTTTAGAACAGCTTTTGATGCTGTCCTTAGCTCGACGGGCATCTTACAGAATTCGATCTTGAATGTTCCTTATCAGCCTAGTGCTGGTGATGAGGAATATAATGGACGTGAAGAATGGAAGATGTCTTCTGAAACAGGGATGACTGAAAAAGCTTATAAATGTCAGGTAGAAGCCTACAATAAGTTATTAGATTGGTGGGCTTATATTAAGGAGAAGGACCTGCATGAAATAGATATGGATTATTATGATCGCATAGCTATGGATAGGGTTACCCTTGATACCTCCAGGATTGGTGAAGTTGTGCCGACTTCTATCTTAAACTGGCCGGAAGTTATTCCCCCTGCTGAACATCTCCTATTGCGTTATCGCCGGATTGAGAACAGCCAGGTACAGGAAATAGTGGAAAAGACAGTTGATGGTAGAGCGTTGTTGCGACGAGCACAATCTCAGTTCCAGTTGGAAGCATTGCGTTCCGATCCTGGAGAACCTGACACACAGACCCAAGCTCAGTGGGAGTGGGCTAATCGATGGTGTTCTATTAAAGATAGAGCAGAATCAACATTAGCTCGTTTTCCATTTAAACTTGGTATGTGGCTAGGAAATAAGCATGAGGATTGTGAAGAGTTTGCTTATTTCACATCAATATTTGGACATACTGTTGGAGTGATGACCGCTACTCTTATGTCATCTGTTATGATAGTGAATCCAATTATTGGTTTTGCGATGTCTGTGGTAATTCCCGCTTTGGGTTTTATCAACTGTACGTTTATGTTGCTGGGAATTAGATTCCGGAAACATATAAATACAGTAACTAAATTAGCACAATCGATTGATTTTGTTGTGTCGACTGCTAGAAGCGCATTGCATCGCAAAAACCGCATTATTTTTGGTGCTTTAATGGTGATGTCTGTTGGACTTGCTTATTACAATTATAAGAAAGTTAAACCATCATTTGAGCCAAGTGGTAATGCGTTTGCGGTTCCAGAACCAAGAGTGAATGAACG